AGCGCATGCGCTGCCGCGCTCATCTCATTCGTGCCGATGTTGCTGAGCGACGCCAACGGCACCGTCCCCATCAATTGGCCGGCAGGCAAGGCCGTCAATCCTGCCCCGCTGCCATTAGTCGCGAGCTTCGATGCAATCTGAGGGCTGAGCGCTGCGTTCAAACCATTGGTCGCGTTCTGCGCCGCCCCTGACGCATCGAAGTCTTCCACTGCCTCCCAGGCCGCCGAGCCCAGCCCGTTCGTGGTCTTCGCCGCCTCCGCCGCCGCGAGCGCGTTCACGACGTTGGTGTTGATGTGAATGGCAACCCTTCGGGTTGTGGTGTTGGTTTCAGTTACAGTGCCGCCACCGGCAGCCACGCCCGCAACGAACGACGGATTCGCGTTGGTGGTGATGATATTTCTGGTGATAGGTTGAGCCGTGAGCACGGTTGCGCAGGCCACCATGCCGGAAACCAGTGGAATAAAGTTGAGTTTCATGTTCATTACTGGATAAGCGGAACCCAGCCCACATTTCCAGAGCCGGCAGTCTTGATCCAAAGCTCGACAGGGTCGGCGCCGACATCTGCGTAGGTTGTCCCCGGCTCGGCGACTTCAGCGCCCTCTGGCGACCCGATTCCATAAAGGCCAGAGCCGCCGCCGGTGCTTGGGTTGCTCGGCAGCGGGTCCACAGCGGTCAAGCCCACTCCGCAGATGTAGCTTTCAAACACGTCTTTCGCCATGCGACATTATCGTTGCGAACTGCCAACGATTCCATTGGAAGTCGTCGGCTTATCTGACCGCCAGAATCAAGGTCGGTCTGGGCCAACTATGGCGCGTGCAGGCGGGGTGGCCACCGGAGGGTAAAACTGCTGGTTGAACTGCTGGTTGAACTGCTGGTTGACCACCTGCGCCTTCTTGCGCCGGTTCACCTCTCCGCTTTCCTTGTCTGACACGACGGTCACGCACTCCCCAAGCCGCGACAGCCCGGCGGCCAGTTGTCCGGCGACCCCGGCGGCTTTGATGCGCAGTTCCGCGTCCTGCGTCTTGTCCCGCGCCAGCTTGCCCATAGCCCGCTGCACCATCTCCAGATCGTGGATTGAGTTGAGCAGGTAGATCAGCGTCGTCCCGCTGACCGTGAGGCGGTCCATGAGCCGCGCCTTCCTGCCATTGATCTGCCGCCGCGTCTCGCACAACTTCTCGCGGACCTCGGGCATCAGTGAGAGCTTCTTCAGGCGCTCGGACTGCTCCTGAATCTCCAGTTCCTCGATCTTGTCGTTGACCAACTCAATCGCTGAAGCGTCGGGCGGAGTCGGGCCATCCGTAGTCGCGTTGGTCGGTGTGTTCTCGATACCAGCAGTCTGCATAAATGATGCTCGCCTTGAAGGTCATGCTACAGTAGCAGCCCAGATTGCGCAACGCACGCACAAGGGGGCTGCCACAGGTCCCGAGCGGCGCATAGTAGAGCGGGCACTTGCGGCATGCACGCATCCGCCGGAAGTACACCCAATGTGGAGAGCGGTCAGCCGGTCCGGAGTACTCCCGCCAGAGCGATAGCGCGTCCACCACCCTCCAGAATGACGCCCGGGGCGTGGACAGGCTGGCCGCGGCAGCCACCACCAGCGCGGCGGAGAGCTTCAGCCGTCGTGGCAGCGTCTTACGCCGGAACCGAAACCAAACCGTCTGGAGCGGCATCGCGGCGGTTCTGACGGAGGATGGTGATGGCAGCCTGTTCGATTTCATCGTAGCACTCAGAGGCGACCGGATAGGATGCGCAGTCAAAGACATGCTTGTGTGAGCTTTGCTTTTGGATCGTGGCGAATTCACCAACGCCCCGCTTGATCGTTTTGTTCATCACGATCATCTGCGGGCATCGGTCGGCGGAGAAGTAAAGCCTGTTCTCGAACAACAGCCGTTTCCACAGGTCCACCCGCTGGCGCACCGACCCTGGCCCACGGTCGGCAGCGGTAAGGGTAATTTCCCCTCCGCTGGCGGTGTGGATCAACTGGTAGTAGTAGCGGTTGCCGCGTGGCTCCTTCATGTCGAACACGCTGCGGTCGCTCCAGTGTCGCCACAGGTATTTGCGACCCATGCGTTCCTCCCACCAACGCATGCGCTCCATGAACCGCTCGGTGAACTCCTCAATCGTGTGCTCCACCCCCACCACGACCAACTCGTCCAGAAACTTGAAGCCCACCACGGCCCGGCCTTGTTCATTGGTGATCTGGATTTTCTCAAGAATGCACGCGCCGCTGTTGGCGCTGTTGCCCGGGTCCCAGCCGGCTATCAGTTCAATCGTGGACGCCTCTGGCACGAGAATGAGCGGATCGGGATTACCCGGCGTCTCAACCTCGCCCAGCACGTGGACACCCTCGCGGAACACGTTGGCGAACAGCGCGCCTTCCGTCGCCTTGACCCACATCCCGCGGATGTACCGGTTGTATAGGTCAATGTCGTGGGCATACCGCGCCACAAGCTCATCAATGCGTTCCTGCGTCGCGAAGATGTTGTCCTCAATGGTGAACTCAAGAAGTCCCAACGCGTTGCGCAGCGACAGAAACGTGCGTTCCGGCAGCGTCGGCAGGCCGCGGTCGGTGCTGTGTTTGACATACTCATGGTACTCCATCTGGCGCATCAAATACCAGACATGGTAAATCCACGAGTCCTCGCCTTCATCCGATGGATTGGTGTCGGCCAAGAACAGGTGTTGATCGTCCCGCAGGTGCAGCATGCGCAGGGACTCGGACCAAATGTCAAAGGTCTTGCGGTTCCTGAAGTTCGACAACTCCGGGACGTACATCATGGAGTATCGCTTCGCCTTAAACCGCTGTTCCACCTCAGCCTCGATCTTGAGGGACTCAAGGGATATGCGGCTGTGCGTGCCAAACCTGTTCGTGACAGCGCAGTAGGGCTTCTTGCTCACCGACGCGATGCGCGGGCGTCTGGCCCACTCCATGCACTGCTCGCCCATTCCCTCTCGCTGGGCGGCCATGTACTGTGGAATGACGGTATTGACGAGGTCTTCCCACACGCCGCTTTCCATGCCGGCGCTCTGGCTGACCGCCACGATGACAATGTTGGCCCTGTCGGTGTTCCACGCATGGTCGCACAAGCAAACAAGTGCTCCGCATGTTTTTGTGCTCAGACGCGGCCCACTGAGCAGCACAAACTTCTTCTTCCGGCACAGTTCAAGAGCCTCGTGTTGTTTGGGGGAGATTCTGAGAGGAGGATCTTGCGCCGCCTGTGGCTCTGGTTCACTTGTCATGTTTTCGGTTGCAATCCGTTGTGGTGTGAACGTATTGTGACCACAGCATATAGCGCAGGGACCACTTGCGCCAGAAGAACTATGAAAAACGGCGTGTTGGCATCAGAGGCGTCCGGAATGGGTCAAGAACCCGGAGCCGCAGACAATCGGCTCTCCCTCAGTTTGGAGGACTTCCCGCAGATTTCAAAATGGAAGGACGGCACCACCTACAGCCTTTCTGATCTGGGCGACGTGCAACTCACCCAGATCAGCCCGGGTGAATTCGAGGTGTCTATAGCCAGCCCAACTGGCGGCGAAGGCGCGGATGATAAAGGTGAAGCTGAGCCCGAAATGAAAGGCCCGGCCTACCGGAATCCGGCTGTTCGCAAGATGGCTCAGGAGGTTTAAGTGGCCGTTGACATCCGGTTCCTGAAGTCCAAGGGGATCTCGTCCGGAGAGTACAAGCGCCTGTTCGCCGATCCGGACAAATACCCGCTTATTCGCAAACTGGTGGACACACTCGCCGACCGCATCCGTGACGGTCGGGAGATGAATCTGAAGGAGTACCGGACCTACTGGGCCATTGACCAAGCGCACGACACGCCATTTGCCCAGACGACGCCAACGCTGGTTCAGTCGCTCCTGTCGCGCAATTTGACCGCGGCGCAGATGGAGCAGGAGTTGAAGAACTGGGGGTTGTCGGAGAACGACCTGTTTCTGCGGGTGGACGTGCCGGGCGGCGTCAAGCTGGTGCTTAACCCGCCGGTGTTTTACCAGATAATGATTCCTGTGGTGCGCGCGTATCACACGGCCCGCACTGCCACGATCTACAACGAACGCGACCGGTCGCCGCTGTTTCCGCTGACGCCGCTGAAGCAGACAGACGAGAACCGCGTCTTGTGCGACATCTGGACCGACATTCTTGACACGATCTCCAACTGGTACGGCTATCCAGTGTATCTGAAACAGGCCATCCAGCAGACGCTCAAGTATGGAGTGTGTCTCGCATTCCCGATGGAGGAATGGCACTGCGAGAAGCAGGTGATTGACGGAGAGACGGTGGTGCAGAAGGAGGGGTTGCGGTACATTATGCCCCACCCGACGCGCATGCGGTGGGACTTGTATCATCCAGCCCCTACGCTCAACACCGACACGGGTTGCGAGTACGCGTTCCATTGGGCCGTGATGCGCTACGGCGACATCATGGACAATCGGATGTACTGGAACCGCAAGTCCATCCCGCACAGCAGCCGTGACTGGCTAAGCCCGGACGTGTCGGCCAACTACTTCCGCGAGGTATATCCGTGCAACCTGAAGCTACCGGTGGTTGCGCCTGGGGGTCTGCGCCGAGAGGAGAAAGCCGCCTACTACTCCAGCACCAACCGCGACGACGCCGTCTTTATCACGACGATGTTCTGGAAACTGGTGCCGAAGGACTGGGGGCTGGGGGACTACAAGTATCCTGTCTGGCACCGGTTCGACATCGCCAACGACGACACCGTTATCTGGGCCGCCCCGTGTGCTTACGCTCCGGTGTGGTTCATGGGCTACGACTGGGACAGCGCCGCCGGGCAGCCGTCCAGCCTGTCCCTTGAGACAATTCCGTGGCAGGACCACCTAGGCAACATCCTTTCGCAGATGATCCTGACAGCGAAACAGAACCTCGCCAACGTCATCTACTACGACACAAACCTCGTCAACAAGACGGACGTGGAGAACCTGCGCAACTTGGGCGAGCAGAAGTATCGGACCCTCAACTTCATTCCGTTCGATTCCGTCAAGTTGACGCGCACTGGGTTGGATCAACGGGCCGCGTTTCACCGAATTGACTTGGGAAACCGATCCATCGTTGAGTTGCAATCCATGCTGTCCACGGCACTGAACATCATGGAGCGCGTGCTTCAGTTCACCGCCCAAGAAGTGGGCGCCGCCGCGAGCCACTATCAGAGCGCCCGCGAGATCGGCATGACCGCCGCCAGTAGCAACCAGCGTCGGGCCTACACTGCCAGCGGGATTGACGAGGGCATTGACGCATGGAAGCGGCAGCTTGTGGATGGCTCCACGTCGTACATGAACAACGACGTGGTCGCGCAGGTGTCCACGGAAATCCCCAACTGGGAGGAGCATGTGAAGAAGCTGGGCTTCACTGTCAAATCCGTGGGCCGGCGCAACCGGAAGGCGATAGTCGCTGGCAGCAAGGCGGGCATCCGCCTTGAGGAGTTCGCACGCAGCAACGTGGGCCCGGTCGAGTCCGCAGACCCAGCCATTGCGAACATCATCTTCCAAACTATCAGCGTCATCGCAGCCCGGCCAGAGGTGCTGCAACAGGTGGGCACTGAACGTGTCGTCAAGCTGTTGGAGAAGGGGGCAAAACTTGCCGGCGCTCCGGCAGATTTCGACATCACATCAGCACAGCCGGGCCAAGCGCCGGATGCCATCCTGCAACAGATCGCGCCCATTCTACAGCAGTTGCAGCAGTCCATCGTCAACGACGTTGCCAAGCCGCTCGCCGATGCCACCAAGCGCAACCAAGAGGAGATAAGCAAGGTGGCCGAGATGGTGTCCAAACTTGAGGCGGTGGTTGCCGCGGCCACGCAACCGCCACCTGAGCCGGCGCAAATGCCGCAAATTCCAGTCGGTTTGGTGCCACAGGCGGCACTGCCGGTAGTGTGACAAACGCTTGCCAACCCCAAGCAGGTGTGGTCTAGTTGCCCACAGACATGGGCAAAGAGAGCGCAGAGATGTTTCAACTGGAGGCCGAGCCGGTTTCGATGGAATTGGAGAAAGCGTTCTACGAATGGTTGGCGAAACCGGAGGCCCGCGTCCTGCGCACCGCACTGGCCGCACACTGTCGGCTGGCCGAACAGGAGGCGCTGACCCAAGCCCACGCCTCTCAAGACACCCCCAACAGCGAACTGATGTCCACCGAGGCAATGCGCCGGGCATGCGACTTGGGCCGCTGTCTTGCGTTGCTGGACCGTTTTGCTGAACGAGAACTGAAACCTATCACCCTCAAACTCAAGCGCTGAACCATGCCACTGCCCACCGAAGAACCAACCAACGCAACTCCTCCCCAAGAAAAGGCGCCCGATCTCGCGCCGGCTATTGCCTTTGCATCACGGTATCTGGGAGAGGTCAAGCCTGAGAAGCCGCCCAAGACAAAGCCGAAGGCGCCCAAGGTGAAAGCCATTCCTGCCGAAGACGCGCGCAGCGGGTTCGACGAAGAAAAGCTGGGCCGTGTGATCGGCGAATCCATCGCCAAGGCTACGAAGCCGGAGCCGCCAAAGGAGGAGCCCAAGCCGCAGCCAGAGGTCAAAGAGGACCGCCGGACGCGGGTGTTGCGGCGGATGGAGAAACTTCACCCGGAGCGGTACAAGGAGCTTGCGGACAAAACCCAAGCCAACCTGAAACGGTTGCGGCAGTACGCAGACGACTGGGAAGCAAAGCACCCTGGCGAGAAGTTCGACGAAGACGACGAGGAGCACGCTGAGTTCAAGGAATCGTTGGAGAAGGAAGTTGCCTACGATGACGACGATTACGTCGAGGCCCAAGCCGACCTGCTCATTGACGAGCGCGAGTCGAAGAAGAAGGACAAAGAGCCGAATCCGGACGTTGACACGCTGAAGCGGGAACTCTCCGAATTGAAGAACAGGGGGAAATACGAGGCCGCCAAGAATGACATCAAAAATCACGTCAACGGTGTGGCTCGTAAGTTCTGGGAAGTTTTTGGCGACGAGTACAAGAGTGTGATTGGGGACGACGGAGAATTAAACCTCAAAGCCATTGACTCACTCAGAAAAGCCGACGAAGACACGTTCGCGCTTCTGGGCAGATTTGCTGGTGAACTTGAGGCAATAACCGAGGTGTTGTACTGCTCGAAAATCGAGGTCCCGTCGGGAAATCAGTACGGCCATCGGTTGGCGTCGGAGTACGCCTATGCGTTTGAAGACATGATGCTTGCAAGACCTCCCGAGGATAGGCTGGACGAAAATGGCAGGAGATTTGTGACTCAAGACGAGTATAGATCGCTTGGGGCAGAGGAGAGAAAGAGGGTGTGGAAGTTCTCGCCAGACGATGTCCAGTTTCTTGTCGAGAAGCACTACAAGAACAAAGCCTCCGAAGCCCTGAAGTACGAAAAGGAAAAATTCGAGCGCATGGCCAAGCGGCGCGGGCTGCTGCGCGAGGAAACCGCGCCTCCGCCAGATCATCACCCCATGTTGAAAGCCATGAGGGACCGGGAAGCGCGACTGAACCAGCCCGACGACGAGAAACCCGAGTCACCCTCGGCGCCAATAGTGCCACGGATGGCTCCGATACTGGCAACGGAGTCGAGCAAGCCCTCCAACGCGCTTGAAGCTTTCGCAGCCCGGGCGATCAAGGGACGTTGACAGCGTAATCGGGCGACGCACGGTGCGGAGCCCGCGAACGCTGAAAACGTATGACTCTTAATGCCAATGCCTTCGCGAAATGCGCGCCCGCGATTTCCACGAACATCAAGCAGTGCGGCTCTGTCGCGCTGTGCGACGCCATTCCGCTCACGACCGATGACCTGAGTACTGTTTACCAAAGCTCGGGGGACATGCGCGTGCTTGACGCGCTGCTCATGTCGGACTTCGAGATCAAGCAGTGCGAGGCCAATCAGAACGGGCTCTACGAGTTCCTGATGGCCAACAAGGTCAACATGAGCCACAAGGTTGTGCCGCAGGGCGTCAACGCGGACGTGTTGCAGATTGCGCCCTTCATCAAGGCGGACCAGTACTCGCCGATCAACAACGAGTTCTGGCTTGTGTCGGCAGGCGAAGCGTCCGGCAACTACTGGAGCTTGCAGGTCACATCGCCGACCAACATCCCGGCGGACACGCGCACTTTCCCGGCGGGCCGGCGCGTCCACGTCTTCAGCACGGGCGAGGGCGGTGTCCGCACTGAGAGCATGTTCGAGGTGGTGTCTTGCACCGACAATGGCGACGACACGCTGACGCTCGTGATTGACGCCATGAACGCGGCGACCAACCTCGACGCGGGCAAGACGGACGACGAACCGTGTCAGAACGGGGTGCAGGGCTACCTCCGTGTCGGCCCGAACAATGTGAGCGACTTCGAGAAGAACTGCGACGAGCAGCCGGCTTACCTGAACAACAAGCTGGTGCCGTTTTGGATGCAGACCATGCGCTGGAGCTACTGCAACAGCAGCGCGTACCAGCAGTACCGCGAGTTGATGCTCAAGACCAACGCGCTCTACCGGAAGTTCTTCGACCTGCCTGAGACGAAGCGCAACCAGCAACTCATGGCCACGCAGCAGAAGCATTGGGTGAATCACTTCTTCTTCGCCAAACCGATCAGCGCCAACCAGACGTTGGCGGACTTCACCTCGTTGGAGGACATCACCGCATTCGACGGCTCCTCGCTTGGGCTGGGTGTGGACGGCGGCATCTGCGTCGGCAAGCGTGCCGAGGCAACGGGCGTGCTGGAGCAACTGGCCGAGTGCGGGCGCGTGGTAGACCTTGCAGGCGGCGCCCTCAACCTGCCGGCGCTGTTCGTGGCGTTCTATAACATCCTGCGCGTGCGTGAATCGCAGGGCAACCGCAACCGCATCGTTGACGTATTCACCGACACGTTCACGGCGGAACTCATCAACCGCGCGATGATTAAGTACTACGCGTCCAAGTCCGCGGACCACAATGACGCGACCACGCTGCGGTTGAACATGCCGGTGGAGGGCTTCTCCACGGCGAAGAAGGCGAACTTCGGGTTCTACTACAAGAGCTACCCGCTCTTTACGCCGCAAGGTGCCGTGATGAACGTCATCACGCACTACGCGTTCGATGACGAGTTGGACGTGGCGAACCTCGCGGGCATCAAGGACAGCGCCCGCATGCTGTGGGTACTCGACTTCTCGGGCATCTATCCAGGCATCATCGGCAGCAGCCGCGTGATCGCTGAGACAGGCAGGCTTCAAGACCTCTCCCGCATCAACAGCGACTTTGCGTGCGTGATGAAGGTTCACACGCAAACGCAATCGTTGTTCAGTATGACGTACGCAGTGGTAGTTGAGTGCCCCGCCGGAAACCTCATCATCGAGAACTTCAATGACGACGTGCCAGAGATCACGGAGACGGAAGGTCTGACTTATCCAACTACGACTACGACCACCACGCCCACAACCCCTCGGTAACGTAATCTAACTGACGGATCATTGAGGCGGCCCGGTTTGATCTGGGCCGCCTTAACCTAAACCATACCACCCACACAAAACCAACGAACCAATGGAAACTGCCAACACAACGGCTGATTCAGTACAGCAGCCTGAAATCACCCCACCGCTACCACCACAGGTGCGGTGCTTCAAGAAAGTGCTGTTCAACCTGCCGTTCTACGTGGACGGAAAGGCCGTCGCCTTCACGCCGCTGGACCAGAATTACGGAGTGCTGGAAATCGCACCAGACACGCCGGATAACGCACGCATCGTCGAAGCCCTGACACGCGCAGCAGATGCGCGCAAGGGCGGCATTGTGGCCGTGACGAAAGAGCAGCTTGAAGGGCTCAAAAAAAAACTGCCCTTGAAACCATCCGCCAGCAAGCGCAAGAACACGCTCGCCGTGTGGCAGCGGCCCGGGCTCAAACCAAACAGGCCCGAGATGCGCGGCGGGCGGGGCGCAAGTGTTGCGGCAGGCGGTGAGACAGCTTCCACAGGCGGTGTTGGTTCACGTCCTGTGGTGGGTGGTGGCACGGTTGCCGCAGGGCCGGCAGCCGTGCTTACCCCAGCGCTGGCGCGCAAGGGCGGCGGGCCCACCTTGCGTGTGCCGCAGATAGCGAAGCTGCAAGGGGCCGCATAGCGCCCACATGAGCATCACGCTTCTCGATCTCAAAACCCGCGTGCGCGAGGATGTCTGGTCGGCGGGCGAGCCGCGCAGCCGGCGGGCCGCCCATGACCGGTACATCGTGGACGCGCTGATCGAGATTCAGAAGTACGTCGAGTGTTGGCAGCAGAACAATACCGATCTGGTGCCCCACTGCGCCACGCACTACAACTGCGGGCTTACCTCGTTCGACTTCTATCGGGCGCGGATCAAGCGCCTGAGCGTGATTGACAATGAGAATGAGGCTGACGCCAGCCCGGCTGCGGTGCTTGGAGATAGTGCCAGCAGTGACTACGCGGGCGTGTTTGCCAAAACCAGCGGTGGGGCGAGTATTGTAGCGACCGAGATCACGGACGCGCTGGTCAACTCCAACACATGGGAGTTTTTCAACCTCACAACGCCCGCCTACGCTGAGTTCCGGTTTTCCACCGCAGTCGTGGCAACGAAGTTCACGCTGGTATTTCGCGCCGCCCGCGCGCAGGAATTAACGTTTACGATTGTGGCATCGAACGACGGGGCGTCGTGGACGCAAATAGATCAACAAGACGCGCCAGACTGGACGGTTGACGAAGCCCTCGATGTCAGCTTCACGAATACGACCGAATATCTTCTATATCGAATACAGATTACACCGACCACCATCACTCATCCATTGTTTAATCTTACGTTCGGACCGTTCACGATTTCCGGAGGCACCGCCACGGCGGCGACAGGGCGTGACTGGTGCTCTGAGATCGTGTACGAACAGGTGGACGCGTGTGTGTTGAGGCAGTATATCGCCGGCAGCCAGCGGTGTGGCTGTTGCCTGCCGCTTGACCTGTATCTCGCCATTCCAGCCAGTTGCCTTGGCGGCAAGGGCGTGGCGCCTGTGCCAACCGATGAAGGCTTGCCCACCGGACTTGCGCCGCTACCGCTGGGCTACCATTACCCACAGACTTCCACCGACGCCACGAGCAGGGCAACGCGCGGCTACTGGGCTGTCGAGCGCGGACGCGTGCTGGTGGCGCCGTGGATTCAGTCCACTGAGACGATCATTCTGCGCTGGGATGGTATCAAGCGTGAGTGGACGGATGGCGACCGGATTGACGACGATCCTGACCTGATTCGAGCCGTCAAGATGTGGGTGCAGAAGGAGATTGCCCGCGACGAGAATAAGGACATCGAGGAGATGCGCGTGTACGAGCGCGAGTTCAACCTTGCGTTGCAAGACCTCGCGCATGAGTGCCGTGAGGAGACGCGCGCCCGCGAGTGTGAACCGAGCCATGCGCGTGGAGTTTCTGGAGACTCCACGCTGCCCCTCTATTACAATGATGCCCAGCCTTACACAGCGCGCTGTCCTTCTGGAACGACCGGCGCCAGCCAGACCTACACCGTTCCTGCGGACACGGTTGGCTCCGCGAAGTCCAAGGAGGACGCAAACGAACTGGCGTACGAGGAGGCGAAGCGTCAGGCTGAAGCATTGCTTGTCTGTGAAAGCGTGACAAATACATACTGGAACCGCCAAGTGGATGTGAGCGTGTCCTGCAAGGCGTTCGATGACAACCCGCTTCCTGAAGGGCAAACAGTGTCTATTACAATCCCGCGCGGAGGTCCTAATAGTGGGGGATACTCGTCTGAGAAATCTGAAGATGACGCCACCGATAAGGCGAAAATCGCAGCCTACGATTTGGCATACGCACAACTGGAATGCACCTACTACAACGCCAGAAAAGAAGCAACCGCCAGTTGTCCAGAAGGGCAAGAGGGACCAGATGTTGATGGTGTGGCGGAAGCAAAGAGCATTTGGAGAACGATCACCAACGCTACCCCGGAATACTCGCAGTCTGTGCAGGATGCGCTCAATAACGAGGCGGAGGCGAAGGCGTTATCCAACGCAACGGAAGATTTGGTGTGTGGCGGAGAGCCTGTCGGGTCTTACAGCAATGACACGATGAAGTTCTGTCGCAAGACATTCGTGATGACGTGCCGGGGGTTAATGCAGCCCGTGCAGAGAAGCTTCGTGGTCAACTACATGGTGCCTGTTGGGAGGGGGCCGGTGGCATCAACAGTTGCCGAGGCGAACAGTACGGCACAGCTTATTGCCAACAGCCAATGTGAGATTGAGGGGAGTCAAATTGCCAACTCGTTCGTCAATCGGACGTGTCCGACTCAGAATACGTGGAACATCTGTTACGGAGGACCCTGTCCATGAGCTTTGGCCGCATCACAGAAGCCCCCTGCCTGAATGTAGCGCCGCCGCCGGACAGCCGGTGTTCCGACCCGGCGTTCGCGCTCAACAACCCGGACACCTGCCCGCAAGCGCCGTTGCTTCTTGTGAAGCCAGGCGTGTCGCTGCTGTGCGAACTGGGCTCGGTGCAGTTCTCCGCTTCAATGTTTCAAGGCGGCGTTGAGACAGACGTGACCGCGTCGTGCGTTTGGCGAAGCTCCGATCCGAACGTGGCGGTCATTGGCGCCCTCAGTGGCAACGCGACCGGACTGGCTGCCGGCACGGCCACCATCTCCGCCAGCTATCAAGGCATGACGGCCTATGCGGAGATCACGACGCTCACGGGCGAGTTGTGCTGCGAGGAAATCAGCACGGCCTTCATGGTGGTCGTGGATGTCACCAAGTCAATGGGGCAGGCGTTCAACGCAGATTACGGTTCCAAGCTGGCCTATGCCAAAGCAGCGGCGAAGGATTTCATTGAGTCGGTCAACTCCACCAAGGACACCGTGGGGCTTGTTTCGTTCACCAAGGAAGTTGCGACGACGCACTCCGCCCCGTCCGCCGACACCGCGGCGGTATCGGCCTTGGTGGATGGCCTTGTCCAGACCCAGCAACTCACCAGCTTCTACGACGCGATGGAGGCCGCCGTCACCGCCCTGGCCGGAGTTAGCGCCGACCGCAAGATGATTGTGCTGTTGAGCGACGGTGAGGACACGGACACGTCCTACACATCGGATGACAACCCCATTGCGCTGCTGAACGACTTCAAGCAGTCCGGCGGGATTGTGTTGTGCGTGGGGGTGCGCGCGTGGGGGCCGGCGTACAACCTACTGATGGCATTCTCCACCGGCGGGTTCTTCATCAACGCCCACGACGACACGGCGGACGCGACGTTGGCTTACCTGACCGGCCTGCGCTCGTACGTGTGCGGAGGCAACTGCGCTGACACAGGCGACGAATACGTGCCCGCCGGCAAGCTCAACTACGGCGGGTTCGCCAACTGGCGTTTGACCGAAGGGCACGTTGACTTGGTGGGCGGCGGCGTGATGGATCTGCTGCCCGGGAACGGCCTGTATCTCGACATGGCGGGCAGCCGCGCGGAATACTCAGGCAAGATCGTCACCGAGGCGAGCATCGCTGTGACACTTGGCAAGCAGTACGCGCTGGCCCTCAAGATCGCCGGCAATCAGCGCATCAATGCCACGCCCAACGCGCTGCGCGTGCAGGTGTTCGAGCGGAACAACGACGGACTGGACACCCCCGCCGCTCCAGTTCCGGTGACTGCCGAAGGCGCCGTGCCGTTGGATTCTCCGGAGACGTACTCCTACCTCTACAGCTACGTCAACGCCAATGGAGAAACGGATGCAAGCGCGGCGGCGTCGGCGACGGTGAGCACGGAAGACGCGCAGGTAAACGTAACGCTTGCAGCCAACGTCAATGCCACGCTCATTCGCATCTACCGCACGACCGGCGCCAGCCCGGAGAGCCGATACTATCTGATTGCGGAAGCGGCGCCGGACTCGACCACCTACGCCGACACCACCCGCAAGACAGCGATGCTTGCAAGCATCGCGAGCGGAGCGGTGGATGATTCGATCTATCCGGCGGAGACAAACGCCACGGGTACGCCCATCTATCATCTGAACCAGCAAATCGCCATCAGCGATTTCAAGCAGGACTTCAAGGAATACTACCTGTCCTTTACCGCGCCATCCACCGGCGACGTGTTTTTGTCCGTGCAACAGACCGCCACCCCAGCCGGCTACGACTCCATCGGGCTGCTGGTGGATCAGGTGCGACTACTGAACCTGACAGACGGCAGCACGGAATTCAGTGACGACTTCGACGACGAAAATCCGACGTATGTGGCGCCTGACTGCGGCACTGGCACACTCTACCATCTGCTGGACGACGGCACATACGGCTACGGCTACGGCTATTTCTGCTACGGCGAGGGGTGCCTTGATTCGCCGCCGCCGGTGCAGACGCAGGACCCAAATCCGTTGAGTGACATTGAGGCAGGCTACACGCCGCCCAAGACATACACCAGCACGCAGGAGGCGTGCGCGGAGTGCCCGGAGGGAATGGAGCCGGACGGGCTTGAGCAAGGCGAAGAATGCGCCACAGCCTCGGCCACCAGCGAGATCAGTCAGGTCCACGCCGACAAGCTTGCGACCGATGCGGCGCTGGCGCTGGCACAGTCAAGGTTGAATTGTGTGGCTTACTGGACGGAAACCGCGCAATACATAGCCCACTGTGAAAGTGGCCTTGGATCGGACGTGACGCGCAGTGCGACCTACACCAGCTACATCAGCCAGCAGGACGCGCAGGAACAGGCCGCGGCGTTGGCCAAGACAGCCGCCGAGGCGGCGCTGGTGTGCGCGGGATCGAACAATCTTCAACTCAACACGATCTTAGACAGGGCGAGCGGCGCAGTTGGGCCGGCCAAAGCGCAGTTGTATCCGCAGGTCAAGTACATAGACTGCCCGGAGGACGCTATAATCATCAGCAATGTGCAGTTGGAAATTTGCATGGCACATGGGGACCCTCGTGACGTTCACATGATCTTGGAGTCCCCTAATGGGACCTGCGTTTACTTGTTCGGCAATTCTCAGGGAGCAGACATCGGATCGTCCGTAGAGCGATTGTTCGTTTTACATTCAGAGGGAACGGTGGACATACCTGAACATTCTCGCGCCGTCTCTGTGGTTGATGTGGGCCCATTTTATCTACCCAAGGTTTACGGAGTGCAAATTGACCCATTCCCATCTCCGGGCCCGTCTGGGCCGTTCTCCACATCGCTTGCGGATTTGATTGGAGAAACCGCCCGTGGTTCGTGGAAGCTGTGGGTCGTTGATGACACTCCGCTCTACTCCGGTTGGACTTGGTTCTACCTGTCGGTGTTCACAGACTTGGGATCGTTTCCGTAATTTCAGCATTGACATGGACGCGGGCATTGGTGACACTTTTGGCACTGTGAGCGACGCGCCGAACAACCTGCCGTTCTTGTCCGCCATCTGCCTCACGGCGGGCAGGCCGGAACACCTTGAAGAAGCCATCGCGGCCTATCTTGCCCAAGACTACCAAGGGCCGAGTGAGTTGGTCGTGTTCAACACATGGCCCAAGCAGCAGTTGGTGCTGGCCGATCCGCACCCGCGCATCCGCATCATCAACTGCACCCGTCGTCCGCCGTCTTTGGGTGAGGCGCGCAACATGGCCATCGAAGCCAGTCATGGCACGCACATTGTTACGTGGGATGACGACGATTACTACCTGCCGCATCATCTGAGCAACTTCGGGAACAACTTCGCGGACTACCCGTGGGTCTGGTTGGGAAGCCAACTCTACTCGTTGGGCGGCAGGATTGAGAAGGTGGTTCAGGGATCGGCCAATGTTGTAGCGTTCACGCGGGACGCTTGGATCAAGGCGGGCAAGTATGACTCGATGAACTGCGGTGAGGACCGCAACTTCGTGTCGCGCATCACCAAGGCCGGCGGACTACGGCTTGAACTCGGCGGCAAAGACATCAGCTTCATTTACTGCTGGGGAAACGGGGTGTACCACATCTCTGGGATGGGTGACGACAGGGCCGGGCAGATGGATGGCTGGAGCCGTTCGGAGCGCGATCTGCACCAGCGGCTCATGCGGGGACAGATCAAGCGTGGGCGTGTCGAGTTGAGGCCAATCAGGAATGATGCACTATCCAGATCGGCTGCGGCGTTTGTCTCCAAGTTGATGAACCATGAGGTCCGGCAGGTATGCGTGGCACGGACAAAACAGTCCCCCGTCATTCATCACGCTGTAGAGAGACACATCATCAGAAGCCCAGTGGAATTGCAACGCAAGCGGTATGCGTGGGATTCTTGGGATGTGTGTTACCTCACGCTTGGGGTTGTGCCGCATCACTATTCCCAGTACCTCCGCAGCGCCAAGGATATTGGGGATTCATTGGACCTTCCCTATTTGAAGGATGTTCTGAAGCCTGCGCTCGACGCGTGCGCGTTAGGTGACGAGATCGTGATGTGGACAAACGACGACACCGTTCTCCATCCCGATCTTCCCGGCGCCCTGCGTGAGCATCTTGGCCGCTATCCCGCCGTGTCCATCCCGAGGTGCGAGTTCAACCGCAGACCGCCGACTGGTGCTGCGTCGCAATGGGGGAAGGCCAACGTAGATAAAAACCACAACGGCAGGGATCTGTTCGCATTCCGGGCGTCTTGGTTGCGAGAGCATTGGGATGACATCCCGGATTTCATCCTCGGCGCCAGCGAGTTCGACATTTGGCTGACGTGCTTCATCCGGCACAAGCTTGGCGTGGCCGCCCCGAGGAGCAAGCTCTCAACCTGCTTCCCGGGTAGCGAAATGGAACGCGGGTGGGTGGGCCACATTCGCCATGCAACTCAATGGAACAACCCGCGCAGGTATGATTCAGCCCCAGCGCAGAAGCACAATCAGAAGCTCTACCGCGACAACCTGTGGAAGTGGAATACGACGTTGAGAGCGCGCACCCAACTGCCGAAGACTCGGCTTAATCTCGACCGCGTCGTCTTATGGTCCTGCTGCTGGTCGCCCAACGCTGACCTTATAGATCATACGGTGCGCGTGCTCAATTACTGTGCCCGCACGGCGCGTCACCGCGCCATCAAGTTCTTCTGCTGCACCAAGCCGGAGCGGGATCTGCTGGAGGGCGAGGTCGTGCAGATACCTGCGCTTGGCGGCATTACAGACTGGAATCGCTTCTGCTGCTCAGAACTCCCCAAACACATTGACGGCGACTTCGCGATGTCGGTG